GCTAAATATTCTAGTTTCATTGCATTATCTCTGGTTTTGGTAGTGGTATTCTCATTTCTCTGTAGTACTCAATATTTTCCTGGCATTGCTGCTTTCTGGCAAACGGATCTAACTCTTGCTTTAATAAGTGAGCCATGTACAGACAGTTTTCTTGTTGCTCAAAAGCGAGTCGGTGCGTCATTATTTCTTTCTCTGCTAGAACGTTGGGTACTGTAATTAAGTACAATACATAGTATAGGGCTTTAGTTGTCATATCTAACCTTTCTTTTAGTTTATCCCGTAATATCGCATACAAATAAGCAAATTTTTTTTATTTAAGAGGCTTTGGATCTAACTTTTCTTTAACTTTATCGTACAAAAGCGCCATCATTTTCAGTTGGCTACCTATAGTTCGACCTCTTTCCGCTCCATCTTGCTTTATTTTCTTATAAATGTCTTTTGGAGTGACTATTGATTTCCATTTATCTGTATCCATTTGGATTCCTTTTGATTTAATTACAAGACTATATAGGATAATATATTTAAAATCAACAAAAAAAAGCCCCGCTAGGCGGGGCGAGTTGGAAGGAAGTTTCACTAGCAAGAAAATAAAGCAGTATTTTAGTTGGCAGAGCCCCAATCGGGACCGATTTCAACGTCACATTTGCTAGGTACTTCCAAGTCTACCGCAGTTTCCATCATTTGTGCAATCTTTTCTGCATCATTTTCGTCTTTTACCGACATAGCTATCTCATCATGTATCTGTATAAGGGGTATTCTGCCCGTCTTATATATATTTATCATGGCTTTTTTGGTCATATCGGCGGCGGAAGCCTGAATTAATCTATTGAGGGCCTTGTAAGTATAGGCTCTTTTCAGGCGGGTGGTTTCGCCGTGTTCTTGTACCGCTTCTCGGTAGGGTAGCGCTTTGTTCATGGCAAATGTATCGGGTTCCCAGAGGTCAAATCGGCACTTACGCCCTAGTAGGGACCGAATAGAACCGCTTGAGCCCTTGTCATTTAGTCTGTTTTGCACGCCCGTCATAAGCATCTTAACAAAAGGCACCCTTGTGTGATACTGACGGACAAGTTCTTTGGCTTCCTCAAGCGTGATATCCAGTTGGTCAGACATCTTTCCCACACCCATGCCATACATCAGGCCCAAGTTAATTGTCTTAGCTTGCTTTCGGGGTATCTGTGCCATTTCTGCCACCATTGTATGAAAATCCATATCGGGGTTGTTCCGATAGCCGTGGACAAACTCTCCTACCCCGTCAAGCGTGAGCCCTTTGCTTTTGCCGTATATATAAGCATAGTGGACCAAGATCCGTGGTTCCTGTTGCGAGAAGTCAATTGCAGCCCATTTTTCCCCCTCTTCGGGTAAAAACAGACTACGGATCATAGGTCCGAGCTCGGGATCTCTGGCGGGGATTTGCTGTAGGTTTGGGTTATTCATGGATATTCTACCTGATACGGTCCCGCCGTCGTCGGAGCGTATTTGATTGATGTGGCTGTGTATCCGTCCATCCGAATGGCAATGTTTAAGAATGGTATTGATAAAGGTCCCCGAGGTCTTGTTTAGGTTACGGGCTTGGACAATCAACTGTGGTAGCTGATGGCTATGATCGGATAGAAACTGTTTCGTGAACGATGGTGCGCCCTTCTCGGTCCGTGGGTAGTCTATACTAAGCGCTTCAAAGGCTTTAGATATGGAAGCGGCGGCCCATATTTCTATGTCATATCCGACAAGTTTCTTGATTTGTGCTAATATATCTTTCTCGCGCTTGAGTAACGAGGTCCGTGTGCGCTCAACCTTGTCTTGGTCAACACGGACACCGCGCCATGTCATATCTATCAGGCACGGTAGAAGCTCGAGCTCAAGATTAGCGATGGGCCATAAGTCTTCCTTGCCCAGTTGTCCTGAGAGATAGTTCCAAAGTTCTAGGGTTAGTTCGGCATCTCCCTCGGCATACGGTCCCACATACATTGCGGGCATTTTCCATAACTCGGCTTTTGGGTCGAGTCCAAAGCTTCTAGCGGCTTCTGTCAGGCCCTTTTCGGATTTTACCTTACCCAGATGGTCGTAAGCGAGCGCATTAAGGCTGTAGCTAAAGCGGTTTTCATCCAGTAAAGCGGAGATAAGCATAGTATCTATTATACGTCCGTTGAGCGTGAAGCCCATACGACGTATCCATCCCGCATCGTATTGAGCGTTGTGCATAATTTTATCGGCGGGGCTCTCAAAGACTTTCTTGAGCCATTTGTTAACAATGCGTTCATCAAGATTACCGCCATATTTGTGTCGTATGGGTATGTAACCAGACCATCCGTCAACCGCGATAGCATAGCCGACAACCTCTCCATCGTTTCTAGCCCATCCCGGCCCGAGTGTTTTAATATTAGGGTCGCGTGTTTCAACATCTACGGCTATTTGTTTGGCTTCAAATATATTAGGGAGCTCGTTTGGGGGCACCCATTCAGACTTTGGCGTGTCAAACGCTAACTGTAAGGGCATTACTTTTCTCCACCAAGGGCGCCGTAGCCACAGATATCGAGCCAACTGTCCTCATGGTCAGGTGTTTCTATCAGGCGTGACAGCTTCACGGCTATCATACATTGGTAGGCTTGTGATACGGTAACCTCTCTTTCGAGTATTACGGACCACATCTTAGCTATACGTTTGTGGTTCTCGTGAGCATCGCCGTAAGCTTTGGCCCGTGGGCCGTTAATCATCTTCTCGGCTTTTGCTAGTATTTCTTTCCTGTTCATATTGTGTAACTCCTCAATGCGTCTTCTGGCTCGATTAAATATAGATTTTCTTTTGTTCTTGTTACGCCAACGTAGAATACGCGGTGCAATTCGTCTGGGTCTTGCTCTGCGGATTGTGAAGCGGCGGGGGATACATCGGTAAACAGTACAACATTATCGGCTTCACCGCCCTTAGAACCGTGAATCGTGGACAATGTTATACGGGGCGTACCGTTGAATTTCTCTCCGCGTCGCAGTAGAGCGGTGACGTAAGCCCGCTCTCCATCTGGTATTCTATCCATGGCTTCGTGCCAAATCATATCTTTTGTTGCCAGTAATCCATGTGTTTTGCGTAAATCTTCCAAACATACTGTATCATCATCTACAAGATGAGGTAGCTTTTTATAGCCCTTTTTTATTCTTTTATTGACCGACATATAGGTATAGACCACTCGCGCTACGGGGGCGGAGATATACTTACCCTTTCGCATCTGCTCCCATCCATTAACCGCTTCGCTTATCTTTTGTGATATGGACCGTTTGCCGTGATACGCAAATAGATATCCTTGAGAACGTAAATTATCTATAACGCCGTGTAAGAAGTAATTAGCCTGAGCTAATACAAGCCATGTGCCCTCTGACATATCCAAATCAGACGTATCATTAATACGCTTTACTATACCGTCCTCTTGGCGAGGCAGATAACTCTTTGGGACACGCTTGTGTATGCGCTTGGAGATACGGGAGGCCAAGGGATGCACGTTGCGTGGTACGCGATACGATTGCTCTAATACTTCGTATCCCCCATTCAGCCCGATAAAATGTTCTACATCTGCCCCCGCCCACTTGTATATGGCTTGGTCATCGTCCCCCGCACAGTATATTTTGTCCGAATGCTGCTCTATAATATGTGCAACATCCCATTGTAGGGGGGATAAATCCTGAGCTTCGTCGATAAAACTAACGCTGAGATTGGGGCAGAATACAGAACTTTCTTTTACAAACACTTCTAGCATATCTGTAAAATCATACACGCGGAGCCTGTTTTTGTAACTCTGCATGGACCGTGCGACGTAGGACAGGCTTAACCAGTCGATATTGCTGTTTGATTGATTGTACTGCTTGCGTAAAGGGATCTTTTTCAACCGTGCAAGGTTTATAATACTGAGATAAGGGTCGGCTTGAGCATTGGACTCAAATATATTATCGTCACCGTTTGTATTATCAGGCATTAATTTAATACCGATGGCCTCAGACAGCTCCCTATAATGTTCCGTCTGCATTACCTGTTCGGCTTTTATGCCCGACAGCCGTAAGGCAAAGCTGTGAAGAGTGCGAAACCACGGTAATTGACCCTCTTCAAGGCCAAATCTTTGACACGCTCTTTCGGAAGCTTCATAAGCCGCTTGGCGGGTAAAAGCAAAGTACCCTATTTTTGAGGGCGGAATGCCTTGTCCAAGAGCTTCGTCCACTTTATTCAACAGGGCTGTTGTCTTCCCTGTTCCCGGTGGTCCGTATATCCTGAATATCTTTGTTTGCATTCTGCTCTTCTACTTTATTAACTATTACACGCACACGCTCCCGTGTTAGTCCGTAACGCTTACCTATGGCGGTAAGGGTCATGGCTCTTTCCTTTCGGAGCCTGTGCATCTCAAGGTTTCGTTCTTTAAAGGTCGAGGTCATCTACTGCATCCTCTATACTGTTATATCTTTTTACAAATAAAGGGGTCTTATCCCCTACCCATGCGCCGATAATGTTATAATCAAACCATTCTTGGGCTTCGTCTGGGGACATACCATCGCGTTCTATTAGTATCTTTAAAACCTTATCCAGATCATAGGCAAATACATCGTCCATTCCAAAACGAGAAGCTACACCCATAAACGCTTTATCTAAACCATCTGCTTTTAACATTAAAATACCTCTTTGTTTTCATTACCACCAAATTCAGGAGCGGAAAGCTCCACATCTACCGCATCGTAAGACGGTATCTTCCAGACTCTTACGGACCGTCCTTTAATTTTTATCTGAGAACTTTCACCCCCTAAGTCCCGTAAACGTTGGGCTATCTTGTGTGCTTTATAGTCAAAGAACTTATTGCGCTTGAGAAAGCTGTCAAAGTCCTTTAGTCGAAAGTACGTTTTCTTCTCCTCATCATCTGTCCATGGTCGCTTCAACAGTATCTCTTCCTTGTCTTCTGCTTGTTGCATATTCTGACAGAACTCTTCCAGATGGTCGTAGAACTGACCGCTAATACTGGCATCTTGTGCCACATCTATGATAGCGCTCTCATTATCCTTCATCTCTTGCATTAAGGCGCCTATTCTACCCTCCCATGCTGTGCGAGCAACGGAACGGGGCATAAAGTTAAGTTGCTCCATACAAGACCGTTGAAAGATAGCCTGATTAAGAAGACCATCGGTATCCATCTCTAAGGGCTCACCATTAACATCGAGAAACCATACGGGCGGGATAGAGTTGTATTTGCGTAGATTAGCAATCACCGCGCCTTGTACCGCCGCCCCTACCCCGTGTTTTCGGGTAAGGCATAGAGTTTTGTTGCAGTACGCATTGATAGGGGCATCACCACATTTGTAGGCATATTCTTTGCGTTCTAACTGTTTTGCCACGATATTAACCTCACTAAGAGGCAAAGGCGGGTCAAGATACTGCATATTG